AATTGCCATCTTTCACTCCTTCAAGCGCGGGTAAGTCCGCGAGGGTCTTGCACAACAGCATCAACTTGGTCATCGTTGATGAGACGGAACTCCTTGCCGAAAATCTTGAACCGGGTACCCGAATAGGTACGCACAAGCACAAAATCTCCGGGTTTACACCAAGCGCCCGTAGGAAAACGCTCGGGGTCTTTGTAGGCCGAGGGGCCTTGTTTGAGCACGAACAGCACCGTGGTGGCGTGTTCTTCTTGGCGCATGTAACTGTCAGCCTTGATCAGGCTGGAGTTCTCGAACGTGTCTGAAACGTCCGGCACGATGCACAGCAGTTTGTGGCCTGCAGGCTCGGGAAGGGCTGTGGCCTTCTCTTCAGGAGCGAGGTTCTCGTCCTGTTCGTCCTGGGGCTGAATGGTCTTGGGCAGGCTGATGCCTGGGGGGAGGATGATTCCCGCTTCACTCGTCTGCATCTTCGGCTTTCTTTGCAAGGTCAAGGATGTAACGCTCTGCCATCGCCAGACCTTGGATGACGCCGCAGAGCTTCTGGTATTCCTCAAAAGTGCGACACGAACCCCCCGCCAAGTCATCGGCGTAGTTGTTCATGTCGGTGCGTATTTGTTCGCGCAATACGCGTGCGAAGTCTTGGATCATTTAGTGGGCGTTTCCTTTCGGCGTTGCTGGGCCTCTTGCGCTTGGGCCTTTGCGATGTCGATGCCCATGCGGACACCTTCACGTTCTTGTTGCGCGACGAGCATCGCCTTGTCCTTCTCGATGTCGGACTGCGTCTTCATGGCGCGAAGCTGCAGGTCGCCCTTGACGCGCTCCTGCTCAAGCTCTTGCTTGTCGGCCATCGCCGAGGCGTCGAGCATGATCTTCTGCGCCTTGAGCTTCAACTCCTCCTGACGCAGCATCAGTTCTTGCTGCTGCATCTGGATCACCGGGTCTTGCGCTTGCTGCTGGGCCTGCATCATCGCGGCTTGCTGCTGGCTCTGAGCCACGACCTGATTCGCCGCCTGCGCCATCATGGTGGACAGCGCGATCTCCACCTGCGGCGGGAGCTTCTCGTCCTCGGGAGGCAGGGGCATGCCCAACTGCGCTTCGATCTGCTTGCGCATCTTGAAGCCAATGTGCTCAGCGATGTGCGCTTGCAAGGCAGCAGCCAATTGCTGCGCCTGTGGGTTCTGACCCAACTGTGCGGCGATCATCGGGTCTTGCATCATCATGTTGTGCACGGCGATGTGAGCGTCGTGGTCTTGGTGCAAGAACGCCTTGACGGGCTTGAGCTTGAGGATGTTCTGGTTCTCGGTGACCGGGTCGATAGGCTTCTGGTCTTCCTCCAGCGGCACGATCTTCTCGGCGTTCTTGATGCCCAGCACCTCCAGCATCCCACGGTGAAGCTCGGGCAGGTTGTAAATCTGCGGAGCCATCTGCGCCATCTGGATGGCGGCTTGGAACTGAACGACGCGCTGCGACAGCGTGGCAGCGTTGGGATCGCTGACGGGGATCACGTCCACCAAGTCGTAGTCGCTCTGCTTGGCACGCTTCGACCCGTACTCGGGATCGTAGGTGTAGTCCGGGTCCGTGTAGTCGCGGATCAAGTTCTTCAGGAGCTTGAACTCCTGCTTGAGCGAGAAGTGCGTACGAGCCTGGACGGCGGTGAGGACTTTGAGTTGGCGTTCGAGCAGGGCCAGGGTCGTACCCACGGGCGCCTGCGCCGACATGTCGGCCACCTTCATGTCTGCGGTGGCAGCGAAGCGACGTCCTTCCTCAACAATATTCCCCAGCAACTGGTACAGAACGCCGGACGGCTCCTTGTAGGGCAGCGGCAGGATGCTGTCGCGGATGTTGCCACTAGCGACGTCCACGTCGCGGAACTCACCCGGAGCGATGGGGGTGTCATCCCCCTTAATTCTCAAACCTCGGCTCTTCAAACCTCCGGGCAGGTTGCTCAGCGTGCCAGCGTCAACAAGCTGACGCATCAGGGACGTCGCGGATTTAGCGAAACCGCCAATCAGGTGGAACAGGCCAAAGCCGTACGCCCCAAAGCCGGGGATGTACTGGTAGTGCACGAAGTGCTGGCGCTTGAGTTTGAGTGCGTCGTCCTCACTCCAGTTTCTCCTTATTGCTAACACATCATTCGTGCCCTTGATCATGGTCACGACGTACGGCAGCGCGATCTCGGAGTCTTCTCCTTCGCCGTACTTGTCTTGCTTGATGTTCAGGTCTACGTGAATCTCGAAGAGCGTGAAGCGGTCGTCGTTGAGATCGCGGAAGCCCGTCTCTTTGTCCTTGGCCTGCTGGATGTCGGTCTTGTTCTTGTCCGGCTCGCCAAGCTCGATGTCCCGATAGAAGCCAGCCGCCTGCAGCTTGATGATGTCGTTCTTGGTTTTCCGCATGACGTGCGTCAGGCGGTAGCAGGTGTCCATGTCGGTGGCGCCGTACGGCAGGATGATGTCCTCCGCAGGCACGAACATGCTGACTTGTCGGCCCAGGTTCGGGTCGTAATACACCTTCTTGAACGCCGAGCCCGTAGCGGGCAGGCTCCACAGCATGCGCTCGTGCTCAGGCCGGAACTCCTTCATGACCTCGGTCAACTCGAAGTTCATGTCGTCCTCGACGCGGATCGCCGCCTCCTTCACGTCGGGCGTGTCCTTGCCGATGATCTTGGTTTTCACCGGGCCCTGTGCGGGGAACGTCTCGGTGATCATCTCAGACTGGAACTTGACCACGGCCTCCGTGATCATCGGGTGGAACACGCCGCATGCGCCGTTCCACGGTTCTGTCCGCTCTTCGATCTGCAAGCCCAACAGCTTCAGTCCGTCAACGTACGCCTTCTCCCACTCCTTGCGGGAACCCACGTCTTGGGTGATGTCGGCAGACAGATCGGAGCCAAGCCCTTCGATAAAGGACTCTGGGAGTTCCTCCGCTAGGTTCGCATCGAACCCACCGCCCTCGGGCTCCTCCGGGGTGAGGCTGATCTCCATCCCATCGATGCCGATATTGACCTGCTCCGGGTCTACGATCTCGATCTCCAACTCAGGCTCGGCCTGCGCCATCTCTTCCAGACCCACGGGCGCGCCGTACAGCGCCTTGTCGATGTTCGTTGCCATGTCTGGCCTTTCCTAATCAGTAGTACGCCGCCTTGCGTGGCGCGAAGTAGCGTTCATTTTGTTCGTCTGATTCCAGACTTACAAAGCCCCCTTGACGGAAGCGCAGGAGCGCCTGTGTCGTAGTGTCCACGAAGTCGTCGTTCTCGCCTACAGGGAACGCCGCCATCTCCTCGATCACCTCCCGGGCCCAGCGCGTGTCGGGCGCCCAGACTTTCCCAGAGAAGAACAAGTCCGCCACCGCGTTCATCCGCACCACCTTGTCGTTGCCGCGCGACGGTGTGTACTCGGCCACGGGGATACCCATGTTTCTCAACTCATATATCAAAGGCGCGCCTGCTGCCTTCTTTTCCACGATGAACGCATCCGGCTCCCACTCTTTGTAGTGCTTTAACGCGACCTGCTTGAGTTCGGGAAACGCCATTCGATCCTTAAACGCATCCAGCAGGATTAACTGTGGGGCGTCCCCTTCCTCTTCGTTGTAGAACACGCCCCACGTGGTGCAGGCGCTGAAGTCGGAGGTGGTTTTTGTCTCGAACGCCGTGTCCCAAGACTGGATCACGTACTCGCACCGTGGCGGATCGTCTTTTGGCCACATCCGCCAGTGATGCCGCCCCACGATGGCAGACGAGTCTGCCGTAGGCTGCTGCATGTACTGCGCGTTCCAGAACCTGGGGTCGAGGTTGGCCTTTTTGGACTTGAGTTGGTCCAGTGGCCACTGGTCTGGCCAGAGGGATTTCTCTGTGTCGGTGTTTTCATTCAGGATCGCGGGCAGTTCCACGATCTCCCACTGGTCGGCGTCGGGGTTCTTGGTCTGGTAGTCGATGAGACGGCCAGTGAGGTCAAGAAGTGACCACCGCGTCATGATGACGATGATGGCGCCCCCCGGCATCAAGCGTTGCAGCGGGCCGGTTTGGAACCAGTTCCACGCCGTATCAAAAGCCAACCTACTATTTATTTTTACATCCTGCTCAGAATGAGGATCGTCAATAACGAACAGATCAGCACCGCGACCAGCCAGAGCACCACCGACACCAGCAGCGTAATACTGGCCTCCCTTGGAGGTTGACCACTTACCGGCGGCTTTTTGGTCTTCGGCAACACAGGTTTCGGGGTACAACTCAGCGTATTCGTCGCTGGCGATCAGGTTTCTGATGCGCCGACCAAAGTCTTCGGACAGGCCCGCCGTGTGCGTGCCCATGA